ATTATAAATATCATCTTCTTCTAGTTTTAGAAGAATTATTTGATTTGGATTTTGCAGCTTCTATTGTTTCGTTTTCTTCTTCCTTAGTTTTAAGAAGTTCTCTCCAATAGAAATCTCTTAATTTAATAGGCATATAATATAAGTCATGCCAATTAAATCCACCATTAGCAAAATAAATCATCTGAAAAATCTTCTGATGTAGAAGAACGGAATAATTACTCGGAAGGGTAAAAAAAGTCAACCCCAAATGGGATTCGGAGAGCCTCCTTCTCACCGGTCAATGGAGATTCATAATCAAATCTTAAATCCAAATCAGGTGTCATTGAAGCTATATACTTTCTTAATGCTTTAGAATCACCTGCTAATAAACGATTTGATACGAAATTATTGATATAGCCTAAATCTCTATTTCCATCTACTTCTATAATGATTCTTCTATATCTTGCAGTAATTTCATTACCCTGCTTCAAAGTTTTCTCTGATGCTTCAACATCCTTATTGATTATAAGTTCATCATTGTGAGTCAATAATTTAAACTTAATAGGAGTTTTTGAAATTGGTAATGTAAAATTATATTCATTTTGTCTATTCAACAATGATTCATCTATTTCTTTTATTTGTATTTTGGATAAATCAACATTAACTTCGGTTGGTTGACCTGATTCAGGGTCTGAAACTGTTACAGTATATTCAGGTCCAAATGCCAATATTCTGGATGTTATCAAAATAGCATTTTTATCACCAATAAGTAAATCACTAATACTTACTCCAGGCTCAACTACTACCGATTCTAATAATTTATCTAAATGTATACCTTTTTTAATTAAATTAGTAGAAGTAAGGATATCTTCTTCTTTTGCTGTCATTAATTTAATTGTAATTTCTCCTTTAGATAGCGGAGATGATTCTGGGTAGCATAAACCTTTTGATGGTAAACCAATAACCTCTGTTGGGAATGGGAATGTTTTTTGTGTAGTTTGTGAACCCAATCCTCTTGTAACTTGTTGTTCTATTTTTTCTTCCATAATAACTTAATGTTTGTATATAAATATATATAAATAAAAAAAGCAGTGAGAAAATTTCCCACTGCTTTGTTTTTAACATTATGAAAAGTTAAAACTCACACTCATCTTCCATATACTGCTTACGCTGTACCAATTCCCACTTTGCTCTCTCATACATCTCATCAGAAATCAACATCCTCTCAAAGAAGATATCCATATTCAACTCATGAGCAGGAATTCCCAAATGGAGAGCTCTACTCTCTACAAAATCACAATACTCATTAACACTCATACCTCTAACATCGATTAAATCATTCATAATATTATTTTTTAGGTTTGAAACAAATTTCGGTTTTAGGGAGATGTTCAACTTCGATGGCGGTAACACGCAATCGACAAGGATGGTCAGTCACAATTAGGAAAACAATCAAAGCAATCAATCTCTCTCTCATATAATAAAGGTACAAAATTCCTTATTAAAAGTCAAGTCTTTTTTAAAATATTTTTAAAATTTGGAATCATTCTAAATAAGACATAAAAAAAGGGATGTATTTCTACACCCCTCTTTTAGTTATTTTAAAGTTTACCTATTAGAGATTAGTACTCAAGGATTGCGTAATCATAAGTTAGAGTTAATTCTATTGATAATGGGTCATTTGAAGCCCAATCCAATTCACCGAAGTTTGCTGAAGAAATGAATGCTCCTTTAAGAGTCCATTGTTCAACTTTGTCACCCACTGGTCCTAATAAGTAGAATGTAATGTCTTTCTTATAGAAAGCTGCATATCCATCTCTACCTGTGATAGATTCATGTGATTGACGAATCCACTCCATCACTTGCTGTGCACCTGATGGTACAATTGGGTCGTATAAGGTAATACTTACATCATCCCATGTAGATTTTCCCTTAATCTTTCTCTTTACATTGATATGGTCTAATTCAACTATCTCTGAAGTGAAAGTTGGTCTTGCTGCTGTTTTAATTATATATGATTCTATACCATCGATTTCCATAATAAAGCGGTTACCCAACTTTGGTTCGAAGTTCGTATAAAACATTTTGTCAAACTCTAATACTTCTGGCATCTTTTTGTCTATTTAATTGTTTCTATTATAAATATCTAATTTCTAAATTATCCGTTAAAAGCTGCTCCAGTTGGTAAGATGTTGAAATCAATTTGAATGAATTCAGCAGTCTTAGTTGGTTGTAAGTAGATAGAACCTTTCATAATGTTTCTATCAATTACATCAGGAGTATTATTTGATTCATCCATTACAACACGGAATGCGTACAAACCTTGTCTTTGTTGGATTGATTCTAAATAAGGGTTAACGATGTTTAAGAATCTATTTCTTGTTGTTGCTGTGTTTTGTTCGAACACTAAGTAACGAGAAGTAGATGCGATATACTTTCTAACAGTCAATAATAATCTTCTTACATTGATTCTATCTAATGCAGATGGTTTATCTTGTAATGTTTTTTGTCCGAATACTACAATACCTTGTCCTGGGAATTGTACGATTGGGTTTACTTTGTTTTCGTATAAAGAATCTTTCTCTGATTGAGTTAATCTATTTTGAACACTTACTGCTCCTAATAAACCACCTCTATTCAAACCTGCTGGTGCGAACCACTCAGCCGCAACTCTATCGTTAGCTGCAAATACTCCAGGTAATAATACTGATGGTGGTACTGCGATTAACTTATTAGTATTAACATCAACTGTCTTAACCCAAGGGTAGTAAGTTGCTGCCATATTTGAATCGATTGCTTGTGCTTCTGTGTTTGCTTGTGCGATTGAATCACTAAATGCGTTTGTATCCATAATATAGAAACAGTCATTTCTTTGTTCAACCATATCTAATACATCCGTTGCTACTGAAGGGTGTAATCTTCTTACAACACCTGGAGTTACAATCATATTGATATCGAATTCATCAGCGTTTGATAATGCTGCAATTGCTCTACCATATGCTACTGAACCACTTGCATTTGCTGTTGATAAATTAAAACCTTGTGAGTTACCAGCGATGATATCTGCTCCTTTGTAGATAGGAGTTGCTGGATTCATACCATCAAAACCTTCTTGGAATGCTACAACGAATTGTGCTAAACCAGAACCTACTGCTAATGCCGTTCCGTTAGTTGCTGCACTATCTAATCCAAATACCACATTACTACCTACTCCAGCTCCTGTTGGAATTGCTTTAGCGTATAATATGTTATCAGTATTGTTATCCAAGTCAATACCACCATAAGATAATGCTGATGAAGTTACAAATGTTACTGCTGGTATTTTTGCACTTACTAATGCTGATGCTGAGATAGGTAATGTATAAGCTGCATGTGCGAAAGGTACTGCTTGTATTGGTGCTCCTTCGTTTAAGTTTGCAATTCTAACATATTTTGAATTATTTACCCAATCACCTGCTTCAGAAATTTTACCAGTTGAATCGATTGATAATTTTCTATCTCCAATTACTCTTGCGATGTAGTTAGGAGAATTAGGGTCTAAGTTTACATTAGAGAATGTTTCTAATACAATCTTCTTTTTGTTTGTATCGTTAAATTGTCTTACAACTACTGTGAATGTACCATAATCAGTACCATTTACAGAACCTGCAGCTTTGATATTTGTGATACCAATCTTAACTTTATTATTTGCTGCGTTACCAACACCTAATGTTTCAAATTGGAATAATGGGAATCTCTCACCACTAATCAATTGTGATTGAATCATTGGAGTTAATGCCTCTTGTGCATCAAATGCAAATGATTGGTTTCCTAACACAGTTACTGAAGCTGAAACATTTGAATCAAATGTGATACCAGTATTTTTGAAGAATCCATATACATAAGGTTTTTTAGAACCGAATGGAGATGCTCCGAATACTGCTTCGATATCATTAACATCAGTTGAATCCAAAGATGCTGATAATAAACCTGCATTTGAACCTGATAATAAGAACTCACCAGCTGAACCTGAAGTTACAGTTGATAAAGCGAAACCAGCGTTAGAAGCTGATACAGAATTGAATAGGATACCCAAAGATGCTGTTGTAGAACCTGAAGTTGCTGTTAACAA